GATTCATCTGGTAGATCTCGTGTTAAATATTTCTTCTCAGCTGAAGAGACTTTAACCGTCCCAACAAAAGATATTAATATGCCAGATCCAGAAGTGACATTCACACTTGACAATGATACAATCAATAAGATTAAGAAAGCCGCTGGTGCTCTTGGTCATACTGAGGTTTCTATCACAGGTCAAGATGGTGTATTAAATCTATCTGTTGTTGATTCGCAAAATGCTACATCTAATGCTTTCTCTATTGACGTCGATGGAGATTATCCAGAAGGTGCAACATTTAAATTCAATCTTAGCATTTCTAATCTTAAGATTATTCCTGGTGATTATGAAGTTAAGATCTCATCCAAACTTATTTCAGAGTTTGCAAACAAGAGCATTCCAGTTAAATATTGGATTGCACTAGAAAAAACAAGTACGTACGGAGTATAATATGTCAGAAACAACTGATCAGCTAACAGAGTTAGCAAATAAAGCAGCACGATCTACTGTTGCAGTAATTGACGCCATGACACAGCGTGGCGCGTTTAAAGGTGAAGAACTATCTACTATTGGTGGTCTTCGCGACCAGTGCATTCAAGTGATTCAATTAGTTGAAAATCTTGAGCAAGAAAAAGCAATGGCTGATACTGAAGCCGAAGCTTAGTTCCAGCGGGGTGAAAATCCCCGCACTTTTATATTATGGAGAAGTGAATGTCAAACGACTTTTTATGGGTTGAGAAGTATCGACCTAAAACTATATCAGAAACTATTTTACCGGATTCTCTCAAAAAAACTTTCAGTAAGATTGTAGAGTCTGGCGAACTGCCTAACATGCTGTTTACCGGTACAGCTGGCCTAGGTAAGACCACCGTAGCCAAAGCACTATGTAACCAACTTGGCTTAGATTATATAATCATCAATGGATCCGAAGAAGGTAACATTGAAACATTACGTGGCAAGATTAAGCAGTTCGCATCTTCTGTTTCATTACAAGGTGGCTATAAGGTTGTGATCCTTGATGAAGCAGACTATTTAAATCCACAGTCAACACAACCAGCGCTTCGTGGTTTCATCGAAGAATTTGCCAACAACTGTCGATTTATTTTAACATGTAATTTTAAGAATCGTATTATCGAACCATTACATTCACGTTGTGGTGTATATGAATTTAATACGACTAAAAAAGATCTTGCAAGTCTTGCAGGACAATTTATGAAACGCGCTACAGAGATTCTTGATGCCGAGAATGTTTCATATAATAAAAATACTGTAGCAGATATTATTATGAAATTCGCTCCGGATTGGAGACGAATCTTAAATGAGTTTCAACGTGGCTCGATCAGTGGTAGTCTAGAAGTTGTAACAGACAAACTAGATAACTATGATGATCTTTTCAAACATCTTAAAGCAAAAGACTTTAAAGCTATGCGTTCATGGGTTGCATCTAATATAGATACAGATGCAAGTGCTATCTTTAGAGCAATCTATGATAGGATGAATGATAAAGTTGCATCTCATTCAATTCCACAACTTGTTCTTATTCTTGCTGATTATCAATACAAGAATGCATTTGTTGCGGACCATGAATTGAATGTAGTTGCATGTATGACGGAGATTATGGCCAATGTCGAACTCGCTTAGCCCTTTTGATTTTTTAAATGCAATCAACTATTCTAAAGAAGATCTAATAGTTGATGATATAACAGAGAAACAATATGTTCCCTATATGGTAAACAGAGGCTTATCTTATTTCCAAGATACAGTCTTGTTTGCAAATGAAATGAATAAGAATCACCACCTTGACCACCTTCTACAATTTCATTTTTTTATAAATATAGTCAGGAAGAAAAAACGTTTCTCCAAATGGGCTAAACCCGAAAGCTCTGATGACGTGGAAGTAGTAAAACAATATTATGGCTATAGCAACGAAAAAGCTCGCCAGGCTTGTAAACTATTAACTCCCGATCAGATTATTCAATTGAAGAAAAAGGTTAATAAAGGTGGAAGAAAATAATATAATTGAATGGACACCTGGTTCAATGTTAGAGGTTACATTAAATGAACCAGATGATTTCCTAAAGGTCAGGGAGACGTTGACACGCATAGGTGTCGCCTCACGAAAAGATAATAAACTATATCAATCTTGTCATATCTTACATAAACAAGGTAGGTACTTTATAGTACACTTCAAAGAGTTATTTCTATTAGATGGAAAGAAATCTAACTTAGAAGAGAATGATGTGGCACGAAGAAATACCATTGCTCAGTTAATGAGTGATTGGGGTTTAATTACGATTGATAATCCAGAGAATGCTAAACCATTAGCACCATTGAGACAGATAAAGATTATTCCGTTCAGAGAGAAAAATGAATGGGAACTTTGTCCTAAATATAATATTGGCAACACATAAGAATACAGCAATAAGAGGAAGATATAAACCTAGTAATCCAGAGAAATATAACGGTAATATTAAAAAGATAACTTACCGTTCAATGTGGGAAAGAAGGTTTATGTTATACTGTGATAGAAGTCCAAAGATCACTGAGTGGTCTAGTGAAGAATTACACATTCCATATATCTCACCAAAAGATAATAGATGGCATAATTACTATCCAGATTTTGTAATCAAAACAAATACTGGTAGAACTATTATTATCGAAATCAAACCATATTTCCAAAGAACTTACGCAGTAAATAAAGCTAAATGGAAAGCTGCTAATGAATATGGTATCGAAAAGAATATGGAATTTAAGATATTAACAGAGAGGGAATTGTTTTGATTAAGAAAAGAAAAATATTCCGTTGGTTAATTGATACATTTGATTCTATTAATTTTTGGTTTGAAAAGAAATTTAATCTGAATCCAAAAAGATCAGTAATGGAAGCAAAACAAAATACTGTATCATTAAAAGAACTTGAAGATACTATTGGTAAATCATTAGGATTGTGAATATATCAAATAGGCAACATTTAATTCATAGAACAATTGATATAGGAACTGGATTTTTATTATCAATATTAATTCAATGGACAGTATTTCCTTTATTTGATATACACATAGATATTTTAGATAATATTGCTTTAGCTCTTATCTTTATGGTATTTGGTATTGCAAGAAGTTTTATATTTTCTAAATTTATATTTAAATACAAAAAATAATATTGTACTTTTTCACAAAACTATGGTATAATATTATATATAATATGGATGCCGAAATGGTTCGGGTCCGTTTTTTAAACCTTGCTTAATATAAGGAGGTCATTATGACAATAAGCAATATTCATTCGCTGTTCCCAGCGTCTTTTGTAGGATTTGATAGATTATTTGATGAGATTGATAAATTCTCTACACCACAAACTTACCCACCACATAACTTGATTAAAGTAGACGATGACAAATGGGCTATTGAATTAGCTGTTGCAGGTTTCGCTGAAGATGAAATTACTGTAGAAGCTAAAGATGGTTATGTAACAGTTGTTGGTAAGAAAGAAGGTGAAGACGAACGTGAGTATGCTCATAAGGGTATTTCAGCGCGTAAGTTTGATCGTAAATTTAAACTTGCTGATCATGTAGAAGTTAAAGGTGCTGCCATGCAAAATGGTATTCTAGCAATTGGATTAGAACGTATTGTGCCTGAGGAACTAAAACCTCGTCAAATTAAAATCCAAACCGGTTCTCCGGAGCTTCTATTAAGCTAATGAATAGAGCCCGCCAAAGTGCGGGCTTTTTTAGTAAATAATTGTTTACTTTTAGAGTAAACTATGATATAATTATATTATGAGTTTTTATACATCTGTAGTCCGTTATGGCAATTCAATTCTTTATCGTGGATATGATGAACACGGTAAAAGGATCTATAAGAAAATAAATAAATTTCAACCAACATTTTACGTACAAAGTAAACGTGATGTAGGTTGGAAATCAATTGATGGTAAAGTAGTCGCGCCTGTTCAGATGGATAGCATGCGTGATGCAAGAAACTGGCTAGAACAGAACAAAGATGTTTCTGGTCGATACATCTATGGCACACCCAATTATATCCATCAATACATTACTCAACGTTTTCCACACGATATAAACTTTAAACGTGAGTGGATTAATGTTGGAACATTTGATATTGAAACAGAATATGAAGATGGCTTCCCTACACCGGCCGAAGCTTCTCAACGTATTCTTTCTATTACATACAAGTCAAGTAAAGATGACACTTATTACGTATGGGGTTATGGAGAATTTGATGAAGAAAAATCTCTGATTAAACCTGTTGTCTATCGTAGATGTCGCGATGAAGCAAGTCTATTAAAACTATTCCTTGACTTTTGGTCCAATGAAGATCGTTGTCCTGATGTTATTACAGGTTGGAATACACGATTCTTTGATGTACCATATCTAATCAATCGTACTGCAAAGATCTTAAATGTAGATGCAATCAAAAGATTCTCTCCTTGGGGTATGGTTGAGTATCAACAAATCACAAGACAAGGTCGTACTGAAGATGCCTATAATATTAAAGGTATTGAACAACTTGACTATCTAGAACTATTCAAGAAGTTTGGTTATTCATACGGCGCACAAGAATCATACAAACTCAATCATATTGCTTATGTTGTATTAGGTGATAAGAAACTATCTTTTGAAGAATCCGGTTCTCTTAAGAATCTATATAAAGATGACTTCCAAAGATACATCGACTATAACATGAAAGATGTAGAATTGATTGAACGATTCGAAGATAAAATGGGTTTGATTACATTGGCCCTAACTGTTGCCTATAAAGGTGGTGTTAATTACCAAGATACATTTGGTACTACAGCAATATGGGAATCAATTATCTATCGTAAACTAATGTCAGAGAAAACAGTTCCACCTGTCAATCGTTCTGATAATCCATGGAAACCATTTGCCGGTGGTTATGTTAAGAATCCAAAGACTGGCGCGCACGACTGGGTTGTGTCATTTGACTTAAACTCACTCTATCCTAATATTATTGTACAATGGAACATGTCACCTGAAACTATTATTAATCAAGGTGAATCTTCTGGTGTTGAATACTATTTGAAATCAGATAATGTTAAATCACCATATTCTGTTGCAGCCAATGGATCTACCTATACAAAAGACTTTCCTGGTGTTATTCCTGGAATCATTGAAGATTATTATGCAGAACGTAGAATCGTAAAAGATCTTATGCTTGCAACTCAATCTCAATTTCAGAATGATAAATCAGATAAACTAGATAAAGAAATCAATAAGCTTAATAACCAACAAATGGCTATTAAAATTCTTATGAACTCTCTTTATGGTGCAATGGGTAATCAGTACTTCAAGTATTTTGATTTGCGTCTAGCTGAAGGTATTACATTAACCGGTCAATTGGCTATTCAATGGGCTGAGAAAGCTATGAATAAAGCAATGAATGATGTACTAAAAACAGATAAAGATTATATTATTGCTATTGATACAGATTCATTGTATGTTAACTTTGGACCTTTAGTTAAGAAGCTGAATCCACCGAATCCTGTACAATTCCTTGACAAGATTAGTAAAGAACATTTTGAACCAGTTCTTGCAAAAGCTTATGATGAACTATTCAATAAAATGAATTGTTATAAGCCGCGTATGGAAATGGGACGTGAAGTAATTGCAGATCGTGGTATATGGACTGCAAAGAAACGTTATATTCTAAATGTACATAACAATGAAGGTGTACAGTATAAAGAGCCTAAACTTAAGATCATGGGTATTGAAGCTATTAAGTCTTCTACTCCTGAAGTTTGCCGTAATAAATTCAAAGATATATTTAAGATTATTATCTCTGGTTCAGAAGCTGAAACACAAAAGTTTATTGCAGACTTTAAACAAGAATTTAAATCATTGCCTGCGCATGAAGTTGCCTTCCCAAGAAGTGTATCAAATGTGACTAATTGGAAGGACCGACATTCTATTTATAAGAAAGGTACACCTATTCATGTACGTGGATCTTTACTATATAATAAGTATGTTTCGCAAGCAAAACTAACAAAGAAATATGAATTGGTATCAAATGGTGATCGTATTAAATTCTGTTATTTAAAAATGCCAAACCCAATTCAAGAGAATGTAATTGCTTTTCCAGATGTATTGCCGTCTGAATTACAACTAAATAAGTACATAGATTACGAAAAGCAGTTTAACAAAACATTTGTTGAACCACTGAAACTGATTCTGGATTCTATTAAATGGACTCCTGAACCTGTTGCAAGTCTCGATGAATTTTTTGCATAAACTATGTACTTTTAACTTAAACTATGATATAATAGGTACTATGATGAATAAAACTTTCCCTAATGATATGAAAGCCATGCATGATAAATTTGGCGTGCATGACTGGATTGAACAAAATCTTAATGATAAAGAGAAACTACAAAAGTTTATTGAGTTCCGTATGAATTTTATTCAAGAAGAATTTGATGAAACTAAACGTGCAATTGCTATTGGTGATTGTGATGAAATTGTAGATGGTTTAATTGATATTTGCGTTGTAGCTCTTGGTACTCTAGATGCATTTGGTGTTGATTCACAAGTTGCATGGAATCGTGTGCATGAAGCTAATATGTCAAAACAACGTGGTATTAAACCTGAACGACCTAATCCACTTGGATTACCTGACTTAATGAAACCTGAAGGATGGACAGCACCTACACATAATGACAATACCGGACATCTCCCTGACGCTTTTTAAATCAGTATTCGATAATAAGACTGATAAACGTATAGACTTGAAAGACTTCGATGCATTCGAAGCTTTCTTGTATAAGCTTGCTGAACTACCTAAAAAAGATAAAAAGTCTGCAGAGTTGATGTCTCCTGCGATATATAAACACAATACAACAAGAAAAAATGACAACGTAACTGATTGGGCTGGATGGGCTGCGGTCGATGTTGATGATTTTGAATTTACCGGAGATCTCAAAGATGAACTACTACGACGCTTTCCCAATTATCGTTTTATTTGCTATTCTACTGCAAGCAGTACCCCTAGTGCTCCGAAGTTCCGCCTTGTCTTTCCTCTTACACGACATATTAGAAGCGATAGAATCAAAAGATTCTGGTATGCTCTCCAGACTGAACTCGGAGATCTCGGAGATAGACAGACTAAGGATCTATCAAGAATGTATTACATCCCAGCGACATATGATAATGCTGATAACTTTATTTTCAGCTATCGTGACGGGGCTTTTGTGGACCCAGATGAGTTAATCTTTAAACATCCAATGCCGGAAAAAGCTTCATTGAATAACTTCTTTGATAGACTTCCGGAAGCAATGCAAAAGCAAATCATTGAACATCGTAAAGCTCAATTAACAGAAAACTTTGAATGGACCTCTTATGTTGATTGTCCATTCTGGCCTAAGTCTCTTGCAGCTGAATATCAAACTATTAATAATACAGGTTGGTATCATAAGATGTATCAAATAATGGTTGCTGTTGCTGGTAATGCAATTAGTAAAAAGTATCCTATCACTGCAGATGAAATATCTCAGTTATGCCGTCAATTCGATCTTGACACAGGTAATTGGTATAAGAATAGACCAATGGATAAAGAAGCAGATCGTGCACTTGAATACGTATATAAAAA